CATCCTGCGGCCCCAGCAGCGGTAGCAGACGCCGTGGTACTGGCTGTAGATGCCCGAACCACCGCAGCGGATGCACTCGATCGGCACGCGCTCCCAGCGGTCCATGCCGGGGTGCGGGTCGACGTACTGGTGCAGCTCGTAGGTCTTGCCGTTGTACTTCATCTTGACTGGCTTACTCATGTTGCACCTCCCTTCACCGATATGAACGATTTACCCCACAGGTATATTCCGATCATTCCTCATCGTCGCGCCAGTTACCCCCCAACCGCAGTAGCGTTCTCGCCGATGCTCTGAGGTTTTTTCCTACCGCCCATGGATCGCGGCCTCTTCCTTGTGATAAGCGACCCGAGCGTGGCGGTCGTAGTAGATGCGCAGATCGCACCCTTCCTCACCGCAGCCAGGGCAGTTGCCGTCCTCCTGCTGCTCGTACAGGTCCTCCCACATGGCGTCCTGGCGCCCGTAGCTGTCGGCGTAGTCCTGCGGGTCCATCGGCTCGAACTGCGCCTCGTAGTCCAACTGGTCCTCGAAGCGCGCGGCCGCGCCGTCCATGTACGGTTCACCGGCCTCGTTGTAGTAGCGACTCATTGCCCTTCTCCTTTCTTGAGCTGGCGTGCCAACTCGTGCTTCTCGATCCGGCGCTGTTCCCGCCGCGCGAATGCGCGAACGTTAGAGCACATCCGACGACCGCACTTGCACTCGGCCTTGGTGTTCTTGCTGTTGCGGTGGGCCCTGCCCATCATTCGAACCATCTAGCCTCCCTAACTGATGTCTTTGAGCCTCACGAAGAAGGCGACGTACTGCGGGTTGCGCAGCACCTGCTCGCCGGTGTCGACGTCGTAGAGGTACGGGTACTCGACTTCGCCGTCACGGCCGACGGTGCCGTCCCACCAGACGGTGCGGACCTCGGCGGTGGTCATGCCGATCTGGTAGGCCACACCGCGCCCGGTGCTCTTGCCGTTCACCTCGACCCCGTACAGCTGGCCGACCAGCGCGCCGCGATAGGGACTGCGGACATTGCTGTACGCGTGCGGGCGCCACACCAGCTCGGTGCGGAAGAGCGGGTCCTGATGGTTGGTGCGGACTGGAACGTGCGGTGCTGTCATGGTGTCTCCTCAGTGGTAGTTTACCTGATAGGTAAACACGATGGGTGAAAATTTAGCGCACAAAAAATCGGGTTTTGAGGACCTGGCCTTGTGGGCTCTTTCCATTATCTGGAACGAGTTTACCCGCCGGGTTATTCCGCCTACGCGAACACCGCTACGGGGTGATCAGGACATTCGTCGGCCGCTGCCATCATCCGCCGGGACACCTCGAACAGGTCCCATTCGCACTGGCCGTAAGGGTATTGCTGGGCCATCGCCTGGATCTCGGTGGCGAAGTCCCGCAGCTGCTGCGCCAGGCATTCGGCCACCAGACGACCCTACGTGGGGCACCGCAGGCATGCCGCGCTCCCCGGCATCGGGCAGATGTCATTTCAGATAATTGGGGGTGAGCGTTGCGCTGTACATCCAGGCAGTGGGGCTCAAGATGGCGGCCTGGCAGGACACCTCGTTGACCGGCGTGGTGTTGGAGACAATAGCCAAGCCGGTGTAACGCAGGGCTGTGACGTCGTGCAGGAAGTTGCCCTCGCCCCCCAATCGTGCGAAGTAGCGGATCTGGGCGACATCCGTCCAGGCGTCGTTGAGGTAGAAGTCCCCGCCCGCGTCACCGGACACCCGCACTTCCAGGGTGTAGATCTGGTCGGCCACGTCGGGGATCTCGAAGAACGGGGTCTGCAGCAGGTACCAGAAACCCGCGATCTTATCGGGGTTGAAGGTGTACTGGTAGATGTAGACGCCGTCCGAGAGTCGCCGCAACCGCAGGATGACCTGGTCCCCGTCGGCCACCGGCTTGAAGAACTGGCAGTTGAGCCGGGCCAGCCCGTTGGGCACGAAGCCGGTCACCTGGCGGATGTTGACCCCGGCCTCGCCATACCCGGCCGCCCGAGTGATGTGCAGCACCCGCTTGCCGTTGTAGTTCATGTTGGGGTCGACATTGATGGAGACCACGGCGCGCGGCTCGCCCCACACGATGGTGGAGTCGCCCCACTTGGCATTGTCGTCACCCCAGGTGCCCGACGGGACGGTGGAGGGGTAGGTGCTGGTGTAGTAGGCCAGCTTGGTGGAGCTGATGTTGGTGTCGAATGGATCCGCCTGCGCCCACATGTCGTCGGAGCGCACCGTGCCCGAATCGGTGAACTCGAAGTCCACCTTGACGAAGGTGGAGCTGGTGATCAGATCGATGAAGATGGTGCCCTCCACCACGTCGGTGGAGTCGAGCAGCACGGTGTCGAACCAGAACTGCCCAGCGGTGGCAGCGGGCTGCACCACCAACCCGATCTTCAATTGCGCTGCGCCGTCAGGAATCTGGCCGTCCAGGGTGACCAGGATGCCGCCGCCCGACGCCCACAGGCTGGTGAGTCCCCCGTCAGGTTCCGACGTGCCGGTGACCGCGACCGACGTGCTGTCCTGGGACAGGAAGTTGCCGTCAATGTCGTAGTAGCTGGCCGCCAGCACTACGGGCGTGCCGGTGGAGATGACGTCCTGCCACTGCACCCACACACTAAGCGCGAAGTTGGCGCCAGGCGTGACCGCTGGCCAGGCGGTGACCAGAGCAGAGAGCAGCTCCTTCTCGGTGCCGTCGGCGGTGACGGTGGCCGCACCGTACTGGTACTTGCCCTGCCCCGGGTCGATCGACCAGCTGCCCTGCGCCTGATCCCAGTTGTCCAGCGTGGTGTCGAACAGTGGGTTCTGGATCTGGTAGACGACGCCCGCCGTGGAGATCGGCCCGCTGGGCAGCTGCACGATGTTGTGGAACACCCACTGGTTGGGGTCATAGGGAGCGAACTTGAAAGCGGGCGGGTCCTGGGTGGCGATGTAAGTGGTACGAAACGCGCTGACCTCGCGAACCCCGGCGAAGTAGGCGATGGCCGCGTCGCGCACCGCCGTGCGGATGTCGTACTGGTGCACGCTGGTGGTCAAAAAGCGCAGCCGGTAGTCGGTGGCGGGCTTGCGGTTCAGCGCCGTGGTGAAAGCCTGGGTCAGGCCGGTCATCACGTTGGCGGCCAGCGCCAGAGTCTGCCCGGGCACCACCCAGTAATCGGTGCCCTGCAACGGCAGCGACGTCGCGGACGGAGTGAAGTTGATCAGGCTGTTAAAGGCCCCTGAGATCGTCGAGGTGACGCTGTTGATGAGGGGGTTGAGTACTTGGCTGCCGATGTTGTACAGCGTGTTGTTGAGGTTCTGAGAGGCCAACACGGCGGTGTTGACCAGCTCGCGCCGGTAGATCCACGGCGAAGCGATCTCATTGGTGTTGCCGTACGCCGACGAGCCCACGCTGTTGGGGAGCGCCTGGGCGGACGACACGGTGTAGCCCGGGCCCACCTGCACGGTGATCGGGCTGACCGTCGAGTTGAAGATCGAGTTGACGGCGGCGTTGATCGAGTTGGCGTTGAGCCAGTTCACACTGCCGATGCCACCTCCAAGAATCTGCCCGGCCACCGCGAGGATGCCCGCGCTGATCGGTGGCGCGGTCTGGGTCTGAGTCACCGAGATCGGGAAGACCTGATACATCACGCTGATGCCGGAGTCGTAGACCGGGTAGGGCTCCTCGGTCAGGTTGGTGAATTCCAGCTGCAGGTAGCTGACCAGCACCGGGTTGGGGAAGTAGTACTTGCCTTTCTGGGTGACGTAGTTGGCGAAGATCGGGGTCCAGATTTTGGACTCGTAGAAACTGGCGTGCCCGCCGCCGCACGGCATGTCCTGCAACGTCCAGTCCACCGCCAGGACAGCGTCATCGAGCGTGGTGGACGGCACCTTGCCGGTGTGCGGATCCGGCTGCACCGGATCGGGGTTGACGTAGACCGGAGGGTTGGCCTGGAAAGCCTGGTAGGCGTTGGTGTAGCTGTCCAGCTTAACCACCAGCGCACTCATGATGCCCTGGAAATCCTTGTAGCCCACCTCGCCATCGAAGCTGATCTGGGTGGGCAGGTTGGTAGCGGGCAGCGTGGTGGTGACCAGGCTGGTGCCGTCGGGCAGCACCACCGAGATGAAGACCTGCGGTATCGGGTCGCTGTAGATCCACCCAGCTACGATGCACAGCGGGATGCCCGGCGCCGGGGGCGGGTAGAGCGGGGCCGAGAAGAGGATCGGGTCGGCGCTCCCGTTGTTGAATTCGAGCACCACTTCCACCGCACCGCAGTCGAAGTAGAGGGTGGGCCAATACTGGTCGCCCCCGGCGTTGGGCGGGAAGACCCCGGCCGTGACGGTGGTCACGGTGATGGTGGGCTGCGGGATGCCGGTCAGCGAGTCGGTGTACTGCAGCAGCGGCACCGGCTGCTGGCCGTACGCACCGTAGAAGCTCGCCGTCCAGGGACCCCCGGCATCCCCGGCCACCATGATGTTGCCGATCCCCAGCAGGGGTTCCAGAGCCGCCTGGACGTCGTCTCCGGTGGAGGTGTCGTCCAGCGGCGCGGTGGTGTAGTTGATGCCGTCGAGGCTCAGAGCGAACGAGCCGCCGGTGGAGGTGCCGTTGATGGTGATCATCTGCACGGCGCTGATCCCCGGCGCGACACCGAACAAGGTGGGGTTGGTCGGCGGCGCATCGGTCACCGAGTCAAAGTTCGGCGTCCACACCACCCCGATCCACGCGGGCTGGCTGATCTGCGGGCCGATCGCCATCGGCACCACGTAGACACTGGTCTGATCGGGGTCGGAGATATCGATCAGCCCGGTCCCGGCCGTCCACTGGGTGTTCTCGTCGAAATCCGGCGGCAGGCTGATCGGGCTCAGCTTGCGGGTGCCCACCGTGTCGTCGGTGGAGTAGTAGACGTTGAGATTCTGGTTGGTGTAGACGGGGTCCAAATACAGCGAGTCGATCAGCTGCGGCGTGCCGTCGGGGTTGCGGAAGTCCAGGTAGAGGCTGACCACCGCCTGCGAATCGGGCTGCGGGGAGCATTTCCAGAAGGTGGTGGGCTTGTCGTCGATCGCATCAGGAGCATCCCAGTCCTGGATGTATTTGGCGATGACGTTGCCCAGCGCGTCCTGCTCGGGCTCCATCGCCTGGGTACCGTCGGACCGGGCGTAGATGTTACGCCGGATCAGCCCCTGGCGCAGCCCGATGTTGAACGGCTGATTGCCCAGCGTGGGATCGTAGTTGCGGCTGATCCGGAACTGCACCGCCTTGGCCACGATCGGGTAGGTGTAGACGTGGTACTTGTACCAGGCCACCTCCTGCGAGCTAGACAGCGTGATGGTCATCGGCTGGTAGTTCTCGTCGCGCATCTGGATCCAGTTGTTGTTGCGGTCCTTGTACCAAACGTTGAAGGTGCAGGCCACCCGCATGATCTCGATCGAGAACTCCCCGACGGACAGCGGCAGCTTGAAGTTGACGGTCAGAACCTCCTGGGTGGGGTCGCTGCTCGGCCGGGGCTGAGAGAACCACACCCGAGCCACCGGCAGATCGGCCAGTTGCGGGACGTTGGGGGAGTACTGCTGGTTGGAGATCAAATCGTTGAGCAGGTTCACCAGCGTCAGCGGCCAGTGATAGTTCAGGTACATCCCGTCCAGGGCGCTACCGGCCATCGTGATCCCCCGTCATGACGATGTGCTCGCTCCCGCCGGTGCCCCCGATGACGTCGTGAAGGTGCCCGCCACCCAGCCGGTGGAGGTGCTGATCAACGGGCGGCCACGGGTGAGCGAGCGGGACACCGTGGACTCCTGGGTCGGCGCGGTGTAGGCGATGGCCAGATCGGGGGTGAACACCTCCTTGGTGATCGCGGACTGCCCCATCGGCAACCGGAAGTGGAACTGATCGGCTTGCCCGCCCATGTCCTGCACCTGGGTGATCTTGGCCGCGATGTAAGCCTGCTCGGACGGCCAGGGGAACACGTACGGGGTGCCGTCGGGGTTGATCGCCGGTGCGGTCGTCGGGGTCTTGCCGAACTTGCCGCCCGGGAAATTGTCAGGGGAGTCGACGATGTCGTAGGTGTACCAGGGCCCGTAGTTGGACACCGAGGTGAAGGACTCGAAGTTCTGCGCGGGCCGGTAGGTGCGCATCGGATCAGGCGCGGGCACCATGTAGGGGATGGAGCGGCTGGCGAACGTGTTGAGATAATCCCGCGCGATCTGATAGGCGCTGCGGGGATCTCCGGTGATCTGAGTGGCCGTGTCGTAGGTGGCGTGCGGATCCTCAGTGGACGCATAGAACGTGGTGGCCAGGATGTCCGCCTCCACCTGGGCCACGTTAATCGGCGCGGTGGGGAACTGCACCGTGATCACGCTGGGATCGCCCGCGTAGGAGCTGACCGTCGCGTCGAACATGGTTGCCGCCCACAGGTCGTTGGTGGTGTCGCCGTGGGTGCACAGCAGGTCATCAGGGTTGGCGAACTCCCACCACAGTGGCTCGGTGCCGCTGAGCCGGTTGGCCGAGATGCCGTGCCCGCCGGGATCGGTGCCCTGAGGGAAGATGACGCCCGCCTCACGTCGGGGGGATCCGAACGACGCCGCCGCCAGCAGATCCACCCGGCGGTGCTGCATGGTGCCGGTGCGCAGCATGTCGTAGACCGTCGAAGTGACGATGGCCCCGATCCCCCGGCCGATCAACAGGAAGGGCCCGACGTTGCGGTTGATCATGATGATCAGGTTGGCGATGGCCGTGTCGATGCCCTCCTGCAGCGGCAACTCGGCCAGCATGGGCCACGGCACGCTGACGTAGCGGATCCGCGAGTCCAGCGCATCGGCGAACCACGACGTCGGGGGGTTGGCCAGGTAGTCGGTGACCTCGTAGCAGACGACCTGGGTGGTGACCGCAGGCGGGGCCAGCGCCGCCAGGTTGGGGATGGCCAGGCTGCTGATGTAGTCGGCGCCGATCTGGATGCAGTCCCGCGCGTCGCCGGGGACCGGGTGGAAGGCGGGGTTCTGGTACTGCGCGTGCGCATTGGCGGCCGGGATGAGGGCGGGGTCGGCCAGTCCGTAGAAGGCGTCCAGCAGATTCTGGATGATGATCTCGGCGTTGGCGATGACGTTGGTGAACTGCGGGGCGATGCTGGACAGGATTCCGGTAAAGGTGTTGTAGATCGCCCCCATCACGGTTTGGTCGTTGGCGCCGGGGATGGTGTCCTGGCTGGTGCAGATGAGATCACCGGGTGCGGCGAACTCCCACCACAACGGCTCACAGTCTTGCAACAACTCCCACGCCTGGATGCCGTGACCGCCCGGATCTGGGCACATGGGGAAGGTGACCTCGGGCTGACGCCGAGGATTGCCGAAGGCCAGCCCCGCTAGCAGGTCAGGGCGCCGGGATTGCAGTGAGCCGGTACGGATCTGGTCGTAGACGTTGGAGATCGCGGTGGCCCCCTGGTCGTAGCCCACCAGAATAAAGGGCCCGGGGATCGAGTTGATCGCGTTGGTCAGATTGGCGGTGGCCTGAGCCACGCTCTGGCTCATCGGGTAGAGGTCGGCCTGATAGGGCACCGGGATCCACTGGAAGTAGTCGGCGTTCAGGTTCTGCGAGTACCAGCTGTCGGTGGGCATGCCGATGGCCACGTTGCTGACCAGGTTGAAGGCTCCCGACAGCTCGAAGACGGTGACCTTCACCGGACCGTACGGATTGATGGTGCCGTAGGTCACCGAGTCGATCGGACTGCGGCTGCCCCCGCCCACCAGGTAGTAGTACGCGTACTCCTGGCTGATGTTGAACTGTGCGTACGGGGCCAGCGTGGGATCGCCGGAGTACATCCAGGTCTCGGTGGGCAGCAAGTCGATGGGCAGCAGATCCGGTGGCGGCAGCTGGCTCATGATCGGGGTGGGCGTGACGACTTTCTGCACCTCGAAATAGGTGGAGTCGGCGGCGGCGCCGGTCGCGGGCACCGGGATGTGCACTGCGAGCCCGTGCACGTTGACGGTGACGATGGTGTCGATGCTCATGAAGCGGGAGAGCATGTCGCGCACCAGGCGCATCTCCTCGGGACCCATGGAGTCCTTGTGCGGCTGGATCACCAGCTCGTTGCGGGCGCTGTTCGGGGAGCGCCCCATGTCGTAGGTGATGCCGAAATTGTCCATGTACCGCCACACCTCGTAGGTGTCGCAGTCCACCGACAGCGCGGCCTGCACGCACATGCGCACACCCTCGATGGTCGAACCCAGTCCACAAGCGGTGAAGAAGTCGCGGATGCGCGCCCGGTACCACGCATCCTTGACCCTGACTTCGTTCCACTGCGCGGCCGTCAGGGTGTCCCGCGAGGGGTTGTAGGGGTAGGACTCCTCGGGTGCGCGGACCAGGATGGACGTGTTGCCAAACACATAGTCGAGGTCGGTGCCGAAGATCGTCTCCATGGCCCCGGCCAGCCTGGCGACGAACACCTCGTTGACCAACCCGCCCGCCCCGCAGGTGCCACAGATGGCGTCGACCAGCTTGTACAGGTTGGTATCCGGCGTGCCGACGTACGCGGTGTCGTCGCAGTGCATCAAGAGCATCTCGGTGCTCTTCGGTGGCATCCACGGCCAGGGATTGTTAGTTGGAACCGGACTCACCTCCCCCCAGCATCTACGGGCTCGCTACCCGGGTGATGATGGCGCCCAGGTAGTAGGCCACCTGGTTGTCGTCCAGCTTAAAGTCGTCGTCGTACACCGCGATCGGGTCGGTGTCCTCGGAGTTGGCGAACACCTGTACCCCGTGGACGTCGGGATTGTCGGCCACGGTGGTGATCTTGACGTCGTCCACGCCCAGAATCTGGGTGACCACGGTGCACAGCATGGTGAATTTGATCTGGGACCCGAACGGGCAGGCGGCGACGAAGCTCTGCAGCCGAGTGGCCAGCGCCGCGTTGGTCACAGCGGGCGAATAGCTGCGGTTGTACTCGATGGAGAAACACGGTTGCAGGTAGACGTAGTTGGCCTGGTGCACCAGCACGTCGGTGCACAGCTGTTTGCTCGTCGTCATCACCGCGTCGAGGACCTCGGGCACCTGGTTGTACACGTACTCCAAGGTCAGCTCGGCGCCGGTGGCCGGGCCGGTGGGATCCCACTCGATGCCGGAAGCTTCCAGCCGCGAACCCTGCAGCTCGGTGACATCGGCCAACACATAGTAGTGGGTGCCCAAGGTGAAGATCTCGGCGCCCACCGTGAGAGTGGGCGGGAAGGTCACCAGCGGCACGTTGCCCAGCCGGGTGTAGCGGTTGGTGGCCGTCGGCACGCCTGGGGTGCCCACGCGGATGAAGTTGCCGGTGTAGAGCGGGTCGTCGACCAGGCTGGACAGCGTGACGCCACTGATCACCGTCTGTTCGGTGACGTTGTAGGGCGCGATGCCGTCGACAAAGATATCGACGGCGTTTGTCTTACCGTTGGCCGGATCATTGCGGCTGCACACCGGGGTGTACTGGAATTCGAGATCGACGATGTCACCCTGGTTGATCTGCCCGCTGTCCACCCGAGTGAACACCGGCGAGACGCCGGTGGACAGCATGTAGTCGTCGCCGTCGGTGTAGAACGTCTCGTCGTCCTGGCCCAGGTTGATGAAGCAGCTGGTCATGCCCTCCCAGACATACTTGACGTCCTGATCGACCGGCAGCGCCACCGTCGTCGAGGGAGCGGCGATCTGCGTGGTGTAGAGCACAGTCGGCCCGAAGACAATCACCCGGGTGACCGAGGTGTTCTGCTGGCACAGCGCGATGTAGAAATCAGCGGTCCCGGCCACGTTACGCAGGAAGGTGTCTTTGAAGCGCTGCCGCAGCGCGTCGTCGGTCTCGGGATCGGTGCCGTCGGTCATGGCCTGCAGGTTGGTCACCGCCGAAGACCCGATCGCGCTGGATAGGTTGGTGACCGCGCCCGGCGGCACGTTGCCCGAGACACCGACCGTGGTGCAGGTGACCGGGACGTCCACCGAGTAGTCCCCGGCCGGGAGCACCACCGACTGGTTAGCCGCGTAGTACAGCTGCACGGCAGCCCCGGCCAGCCCGGCGGTGGTGTAAAAGGTGGTGCCCTGCTGAATGGTGTAGTCCTGGGTGGAGGCCACTGTCAGGGTGACCCGCACCGTGCCTTGGGCGTAGGTGCCCTGCAGGCGGCCGTAACCAAAGATCCCGACGAACTGTTCCAGCTCCATCCCGGCCTTGGTGTCGACGTCCAGCAGCGAGCCCATCAGGTAGGTGTCGATAGAGGCGGCCGCGATCTGCTCGGCGCAGGCGTCGATGATCTTGCGCTCCGGCGTACCGATCGCACAGGACAGGGTCGGCATGGTCAGCGCCAGCTGGGCCAGAATCTGCTGGCTGATCTGGTCAGGTGTACCGGGAATTTTATTGCCTCCCTTGGTATTTCGTGACGGGGAGGTCGGTTTGAAACACTACAACCAGCGTCTTCCCCGTCTCTCGACGGAAGGTGTCGATCTTTTGTTGAGCCTCTTCGGACATAAAGCCCTTGACCTCGACCCAGATATCAAACTCAGGAAGATAGAAATCAGGTAAATACGTGCACCAACTCAGCTTGAACCGTCGAGGCTCGTAGACCCACGCGATTCCCACCTCATCAAGTTGCTGGGCAAACACTCCCTCAGAATTCAAGCACCGCATGCGAACACCGGCGTGATCACCAGGCTTGCCTCTGGTCGGACTCTTCGTTGGGTCGAAGACGCCGTTAAGCCACCGCTGGCGCATCATCGCAGAATGGCGCACCCTCGCCTCAGCTGAACGCTTAGATCCCAATGTTCGCTTGTTTCCCAGTTGGGCCTGGCGATTCTTCTCTCGCTGCTCAATAGACTGCGGAACCGCCTGAGGAACACCCTTCTTGGCGGCTGAGATCGCCGCACAGTGCTCGGGCGTCTTTACCTGACCCTTGTGACTTGCCGACATCCGAGCGCGCGTCTCCGGCGAGTGTCGCCGTCTCTTGGCTGCCTCGGACAACTTGGCCCGCGTTTCGGGGGTGTGCTTTCTGCCTGTGGCGGCCCGAGCGATATTGGCCAGATGCTCGGGTGTCTTCACTCGGCCTTGGTGTGCAACCGACATCTTGGCGCGCGTCTCGGCGCTGAACCTGAGGCCCAATGTGGTCACTACTCACCGCCCCTTAGACGCTGGTTGATGTGCTAGTGGTTGCCGTGGCCCCGCTGCCGGTGGTGACCGACACCGCCACGCTGACGGTGTCATACGTGATGCCGACGTCAACTGCGGTCAGTGCGTTGAGCAGCTCCTCGAAGCTGAAAATCTGCGGGTTGTTCTGCAAGGCCAGACTCTGAATGGCCTGGTAGTTGCCCAGCACTCGGTCGACTTCGCCCTGCACCCGCGACTGCGTGGTCAGATCGATCACCCCGCCGATGAAGTTCGGCAGCACCGACCCGTAGCGGGGGTGGAATCGATCGACTCCCAGGCGCTCGGTCAGCCACAGCGACATGTCCTGTTCGAGCTTGTCGATGCCCGAGACGATGGCCAGGCTGGATCCCTGTTGCACCAGGTCACCGTTGGCGAGGGCGAGACTGAACGTCATACTGGGAACGCCTCCTCTCTCCCTTTAAGGGCTGGGAAAGGGGAAGCCACAGCGTGAGGTCAAGAGCCAGAACCAGGGGCGGGCGCCGGTGTAGATCCTTCCTGTGGAGTTACTGTGTAGTAGGCATCGACATCGTTCTGAGTGATCCTTATGGGATTGCGCGTGTCGTATGCCAACCAGTCGGTGTACTCGACGATGACTGCGGGGTAGCCGGTGCGCTGAAACACCAGATACCAGTCAGGCGGGCTTTTCTCACTTTGCGGGTTGGGACTGTTGGTAGGAAACCATCCACCGTTCTTGCCGCCCGTGTCCATGTAAACCAAATTGCACCCGGCGAAGATGTCGAGGATATTTTCCTGAACAAACTGCCAACCCAACAGCGGGACAATCAACCCGGTGGCGGGGTCGGGATTGTTGGGTGTCAAGATCATTTGTGTCATGTAACCTCCTACAGCATCGGTTTGGGTATTTGGGGTAGCAGGTTTACGGCACACATACCAGCCCCGTCGCCGCAAGTTGAAGTCCAGTTAATTGTTTGTGTCGGCCCTGCGCCTGGTATCTCGCCAATCGTCAGCGGCTCACCCCCGGCAGAGGCAATGTTGGCACCGGGCGGCGGTACTAACAGACAGTTTTGACCGCCCGCAGTAACCCAACCACCCATGCCAACACTAATGATTGAGCCTGGGCCAGATTGTATGACTTGCGGAGTTGAGGGCGATTGTATCGTCGCCCCTATTTGCCCGACATTACGATAGGCTACGGAATTACAAGAGGCATATGGCGCGCTGCCGGTGCCTGGGAAATAATTCAAAGTCCACGGCCCCGGTGGCGGGTTCCACATAATGAATCCCTCGGTGTAGCCACCGTAGCCGCCTAGATTCGTCCAGTTGTAGTTGAACAAAAAGGGCATCCCGACGCCATTGAGATTTGCGGCAACGCCACCACTCTGGTACAGCAGACAAACCCACATGATGACGAAATTCGGTTTGCCGACAGGCGTGTGAGTCCAGGGAATGTTGACCGACGCGCCGCTGACGTAGTTTCCCACCCCGATTGAATCGCGTACCACCCCAACAGGTTCACCGAACAGCGGCGGGTTATATCCACAATGGACCGGGAAACGTCTGCCTAATCTGGTCATGTTTGCCTCGCAACAAACCAGATAATTCCTTGAACACCAACGCCGCCCGCACTTGGCGGCGCGGGGCAACTGCCTCCATAGCCGTAGCTACCATAAGTTGCAGGGTTATACACAATGCTTCGATAAGTTAATGTTCCTGGGCCAGCACCAGTTCCAGGGTAATAGTTTGCGCTTCCGGTTGCGCCCGCACCACCAGCCCCACCACCGGCGACATAATTACCTATTCCTGAAACAGATGCATATGTTGGTGCTCCCGCGCCACCAGACGCGCCAGAATTCACTGCGCCAGTTCCACCGCCACCGCCGATTGTGATTCCGATAGTCCATATGCCACCAGTTGGAAATGTAACACCCTTTTGAATCGTCCAAGCGCCCCATCCTCCTGCGCCACCACCCTGACCAGTGTTACCTCCGTAAGTTCCACCTGATCCACCACCACCACCGAGCGCAATAATGTCAACGAAGTTGGCCCACTGCGGAATATTATAAGTACCACTACCCCCAGTTACAAACGTTACTGGCGCAATGGTTACTGGCAAATCATGCTGTTTAGCCCACGGGACACCAGGATATCGCCGCAATAACCGTGACATACGCGGTGACACCAGAGCACGGTCGCGCTCCTGGTCGATGATTTCGACCAGTTCTAGCGGTATATCTGTAATTAACGGCAAATCATTCTTCCCAAACGAAATATGAGATAACGCTAACGGCTGCTGCTGTAGACGGTGTTACGCGAATACGCAAAAAGTTACTCGGCGCAACTTCTGGTTCACGGCCAAGCGGGAATTGCTGCTTGAAGTAGGTTGCGAGGTCCATCGTTGCCGCAAGCAATCGGGTAGCGGTGATGGTGCCCTCAGCGGTAGGGCCGTAGCACGTTGCCGTTGCGCTGGGTGTCGCTGTCCTGGTGACGTTATTCGCGTCGTTGTACGGAGTCACGATTCCCGACGTGCCACCCGTACCGCCGACAGCGCCCGTGTCGATCAACTCCATCGTCACCGGAGCGGTCGGAGATGTGGTGAAGAAATAGCCCCATTCCGCGACACGGATTTTCGATGTGCCTAACTGCAGCTGTTGCATGGTTTTCGGTGTCACGGTCGCCGCCGACGCGATTGGACCCAGCGGCGCGGTCAGCGCCGACGAGTTGCCGTTCCACATGATGAACAGTGGTGCTGCCATGATGTTTTACCTCTCCTAGAAGCTCGACCCGGCTGGGAGCGAGACAACGATCTCTTTTTGGGTGGTTATGGCGGGTGGTGGTGGAGGTGCCATACGCAATGCCGTTGACCTTGGCGGGTCTGTTATCCCCATTCCGGTACTGCCTGGTGTGCCCAAGCCGCCAGATGCCAGGGCTGTTCGGCCTAATCTGCTCACTACGCCTCCTATCGTGTTGCGGCTCTTGGGATCGCCACGTTGATCTGGCCCTGGACCGGGGCATACGGAACCGAAGCTGGCGGGACGATATTCGGGGCATACGCCACCAAGAACACCGCACCGGGTGCCCCCGCGCCCGCCTGTTGCGCGCCGTTGACGCCGTATTCCCAGACGTACCAGTGGTTAGGCGGAACAACACCGTCGTAGTAATCGGTGGTGAGAGTGTTTCCCGAGCCGCTGTAGCAACCCGCTCCACCACCACCGGGAGCATTGCCGCCATAACCGTTGTATGCTGGCGCGGAACCATTTTGGAGTGATTCTCCGTCCTGTTCGACGCCTCCGTAGTAGGTGCCACCGTTGTAGGTTTGTGTCGGCATCGCCTGGCCGGGGTAGCTGCCGCCACCCGCAACGCCACCCAAACCACCTGGTGCAGCAAGATTTATCGCACCGCTAGGGCTAGTGAACGCGATACTGCTGGCACCTCCCGAGCCCCCACCGGCGGCATAGTTAACACTTGCATCAGTGCCGCTTTGGCTTCCGCCGAGGTTTAGGTACTCAGTGTGGTTCCGCAGGTAGTACTCGCTGGAACCGGGTGCGCCGCCTCCACCCACCACGCCGGTTATCTGGGACGGTGACAGGGGCGTGGACTTGGGTGGACCGTTGATACCACCGACCTGCAACGTACCGTAAATCCAATTACCACTCGATCCGCCATTGCCCCAGGCGTTGACGCCACCCCCGCCGCCGCCGCCACCGGGACAGATCGCATAGTCAATAAACTGTGCCCAAGTCGGAATGGTGTAGGTGAAGCTGCCCGCCGTGATGAAGGGAGCCTGTTGTGGCGCATAAGTCGTTGCGCCCGATGACCCGGTCAGTGAGAACCAGGGAACCTTGGTCGGGGTCTGGTAGAAGAAGTGCGTGCCGGGGATCAACTCTTCAGGCGGTGACGGAACGGTCGTGCCGTTGCCCCGGTACGCGGCCATGTACGGCGGCAGCACGCCAGGATACGAGGCGTGGTTCAGAGTCAGACCGGCGAGGTTGTAGGTGCCTGTTCCGGCTATCACCATCTCAACGGCGAACACATCAGTCTGGGCGTACGGGATACCCTGGAAGGCAAGGGTGCTGGGCAGATACGGCTGGTCGGGAATGATGGTGTAGAAGTAGAAGTTGAGCGAGTTGGCAATGGTGGCAACGAGATTCGGTGACTGGTTGTAGAGATCCATCGCGCCAGTCACGGTGTTGTACTTGTAGATGTTGATCCACAGCCCGGTGATGCTGCCGCTGTAGCCGGTGCTCTTCCAGGCGACGGCTTGCTTGGTGGGCCACAGCGTCATTGGGGTGTTCGGATTGCCCCCGGTCGGAGTGCGAATAAACCCAATGACGCTGTTGCCCTGCGTGACGGCCAGGGTGGGGATCGTGGCACCAGTCAGCAGGGCGAGGTCGAAGGTCGCATCACCGGTCGGCGCGATGGCATGAGACACCGACCGGGTATTCGTCATCTGGGCTATGGTTTGACTGTTGGCGGTTGTCGTTCCGGCCACTGATTCCAGCGGTGGGCTGGCGGGCGTGTAGCCGTAGAGCTGGTTCGCCATACCGCTCAAGAAGTTAGAAACGTTCGCCAGGGTGTTACCGACCACCGGAAGATTGGTCAGACCTTGCAGCATGGTGTCGGCAAGACCTTGCAGCGGGCCTGCACCAGTAGTACCAGGAGAACCAGCTAAGTTTCCGAATGGGAATTGTTGCAACGCAGATTGAATCTGTGTCAGAGCCTGCCCGGCATTTTGATTAGAGGCACCGAATATCTGATCGGCAATGATCTGTTCGTTGGCGGTGACACCGTTGATGAGGCTGGCGTCGACAGATCCGGTGAGCTGGGCACCGGCCACCGTGGCAGCAGCGGGCAGTGCACCGCTGCTGATGAGCCAGGTGGCGATCCCGGTGGCCAGTCCGGTCAGACCTGATGCATCAAGGGTGATTCCGCCGGGCAGGGCGCCAGCTGCCAGCCCGGCCAACGAGAGGACACCCGAGCTGTTCAGATTGCCCAGATAGCCGGTGAGGTTGGTGATGCGAGAGATGGCGATGGCGGGGATGTTGGCGAGGTTGAACAACTGGCTGGCGTCGTACTGACCGAGGTTGTTGAAGTACTGGGTGTAGGTGCTCAGGTCGGTGATGTTGCCGATCGGGATGGAACCCAGCCCGAGGATCAGATGGCCCAGGTCGGATCCGCCGGTGCCCAACGCGGCGTTGGCGTCGGTCAGGAAGGTCTCCCAGGTGGATATGCCCAGCAGGTTGCCCAGATCCGTCACCAGACCGGCGACGTTGCTCTGCGGGATGTTTTCCAGCCCGGTGATCAGGCTGGGAAGATCGACCCCCAATGTGTTCAACGCCGCGTTGGCATCAGTCAGGAAGCTATTCCAGGTGCTCAGGGAGAGAAAACTGGCCAGATCATCCACCAGACCGGTGACATTGCCCTGTGGAATGTTCTGAAGGCCCAGAATGAAGTGGCCGACGTCGGATCCGGCCTGGCCCAATGCCACGTTGGCCTGGGACAGAAAATCCTCCCAGGTGGTGAGGTCCAGCAGGTTGTTCAGCTCGGTTTGCAGACCGGAGATGTTGGCGATCTCCAACAGCGGGATGACCGCCGCCTCCAAGATCGTCCCGATGACCGGGGCGCCGAACAGCAGGTTCAGCAGGCTGTTCCAGTCGGACGTCGAGACACCGCCGCCGCTGCCTGGGGTCCCCCATGTCAGCCCGCCGCTACCGTCGGAGACGACCGGATCACCTGAGGCGGGTGTTCCCGAGATGTCGCTGTACTGCAGAGCCCCGTTCAGCAGGTCCTGGACGGAAGAGGACAGGTCGGTGAGGGGAATGCCTCCTGTGGGCAGCTGGAAGGCATTACCGGCCAGATTGACGGTGTTGTTGATGATGGTCTGAAAGCTCTGCGACAGGTCGGAGAGGTTGACGTTGCCCG